TAGAGAGCCATATGATTGGCCCCCTATAAAGTGAAGCCCAGGGATGAGGCTTTTACTTGAGTGTTTTTCGACGTACTCTTGCGTCGTCCGAAACGAGAGATTCCGGAGATTTATTATCAGCGATGATAATGGTCTACATTTTAGCCACTGCATAATGGTTAATTATGAGGAAAATAAAACAACAGATATTTCCTGTCTGATGCATAATGGAAATCTGGTTGTGGAAACATGTAGTTGTTTCCTAGTAGCGTTTTAGAAGCGTGAAGACATCCAAACGACGGTGATATATACAGTTTTTGTATGTATAGAATCCGTGTCCTGTTTGATATAACAGGGATAAAGTGTAGGTTAAACTGACCTTTCTTTGAGATAAACAGTTGCACTAGTTGAAGAACTGGGGTGACACCCCGATATAATAATTATATTTAATTATAAAATATTTAGAATTGATTATTACTTGTACATTAATCTAGTATGTTGTGAGACGTTAAATTATGGCCCTTCTAGCATGGGTATAAGCATCGCTTGGTGCGCAACATAATTTATTTAGCAGTTTAATCTATGGGCTGCAGTACAAAAGTTCATGGGTAGGGATGGCTCCCTATGACCCTGGAATAGCCTTACGAAATTAATTTGGTAAGATCCACTTATGAATATAATGCGCAATAGTGCCGGCAGCGAGAGCATAAGATCCGGAGTGAGCTATTTATTGAAGTAGTAGTGTACTTAAATAGTTATAATATGAATGTATTTGTTATGTGTTCAGTACCTTTTATCCATTACTCATGTCGAAACTAACTAAGGCTAGCAAACACATAGAAGAGTATATGGTAACGCAGTTTTGCCAAAGGGCTGCCCCCAAATCAGAAGAAAATATAGAGTTTGATGTTGAAGGTGACATTGAATTAGGGTTCACTATTGTGAAGCGTAATTGCAAATCACCTAAACCTGATAACGTTTATAGTTGTGCTGAGGTAGTTGATAAGTTCAAATTTGAACATGATAACTATTTTGGTCCGCTCGTTGAGGAAGATGAATCTACTATTGAGTGTGATTCAGTTTTTGGGAAGGATATTGATATTGAAGATGATCATTATTTTGATCATGAAGAAAGAGAAGATCACTTTGTGTTATATAAAGGTGACAAATTGGTGCATTGGCAATTGGTGGACAATAAGGAATTACATTTTGTCTGCCACGTTGAAGAAGAAATAGACTTACCCGTTTATATCAGTGCTGGAATGAATGTTAGTCCATTACAGATGATGTTATATTGTAAATGTGATCAAGACGTGTACGAAGGTTATCCTTATAATGAGGAGCCTTTAGTTCGTTTTATTGCATATGATCAATCTGACACTGAATATGATTGGCATTTGGGCATGCCTTATGAAGTACATGCCGCTGACTATGTCCCAATTGGTGGGAATAGGAAGCATAATAAAAATAAAAATAAAAATAAAAAGAAACCAAAACCTTGGAATAAGGCTCAACCATGGAAGTATGATGATCGTAAGTCTATTTCATGTGAGAGAATTCATGTAGTTCATGATTATGAGATACGTGTTAGGGAACATGTTATTACTATGAAGAAAACATGTGCTAGCTTACAAAAGATGAAGATGGAGATTCCACGATTGATAAATGAAGAGTTTTCAGACTTGGATGGAGCTAGTACAGAGGATATTAAAGAGTTAATACAACATTATCACAAAGAATTACATAGTGATGAGATTGTTGAACCCATTGAGTTAATAATGAAATACATGAAACAAAGCACGGTAAAAAATGAAGGCCTATCAATGTTTGAAGACATTATGCTTACATTGGTTGCATTACGTTATACCTCAAATATCGCAGGTATCATTGCTGTGTTGACTATGTTCGCAAAGAAAATGATTGGCAGTGATGGTCCTATATTACATGTTGTTATGGAAATATTTCATGAAGAAATTGGAAAGATTTTTAAATTTGATTGTAATGATGACAAAGAATTACAAAGTATGTCTAACGCGACATCAAGTTATTTTACTGATACATTTAACAAATTTAAAAGTTACACATTACATCCGTCGCGTAAGCATGTTGCGACATTAGTTTCAGCTATGGTTACTATAGGCATTATGAAACCTCAATATTTTAATTACAAGGGTTTCAAGGTCTTTGCAGCTGAAGCTTTTGAAAAGACTGCTGATTGCAATGACATTGTTGATGCAACATTACAGTCTATAGCTTTCTTTCTCGATACTGGGTATCAATGTTTTAAAACCTTTTCTGTATCGCCATTTGTTAATGCAGTTGATACTATAAGTGAATTTAGAACTTTAGTGCATTTTTTGCATAGTAATATAGAAGTTATCAAATTAGGTAATTATGAATTATTGCATAATGAAAGCATTGATTCGTATCAAAATCGTATGGTTAAGGCACGACAAATGGTTGGTACCATTATACCAAATGGGTTATATACAAAGAATGAATTTTCGGCTGATGTTAATAAATTGACAAAAGTAGAATTAGAGCATAGTTTCTTCTTGCAATCACAAGGATTGAGAGAAACTCCTTATGCTATATTATTGTATGGTCCTTCTGGTGTTGGAAAATCTTATTTGATGCGTAAATTGACGGAGCATATTTTGATGATCAATGGTTTTAATTATGATGAAAGTGCATATTGCTTTTTGAATTGCCATTCAAAGTTTTATGATTCCCTTAAGTCCAATACTCAGTGTATTTGTTTGGATGAAATAGCTAATGCTACACCTTCAACGTCACAAGTTAATGAGTGTGATTTTATACTTAATATTCTTAATAATGTGTTTTTTGCTGCACCTATGGCAGAAGCACATCAAAAGGGAAAAGTGATGGTGAATAATAAGGTATTTGCTGCAACAACAAATGTGCCTAATATTAATGCTGAATATTGGTCTTTGGAGCCATTGGCTGTTTTAAGGCGATTTCAGTGTCGAATTACTGCTAATGTTATTGATGAATATAGTCAAGGCCAAATGCTGAATGTTGATAAAGCACTTAGAGACTTTCCTAATGATAAGTTGCAAAATGTTTGGACTTTTAAAGTTGAACAAGCATATGGCATTATTAATGCTAGTAGTCCGATTCATGCGCAACCTAAATGGCGTACATTATTTCATGAGGGTGTTGAATTGAATAACATTGATATTTATACTTTAATGAAATGGCTAGTAGTGCATTCAAGAAAGCATTTTACTAACCAAAAAGAAGTATTAATTCGATCAAAGAACAAAATGGAAATTTGTGAAAAGTGTAAAATGTTTTCCGAAATATGTCCATGTTTGCCTGTCGAGGAAATTACAAGTATACCAATAGAAGATAAGGAATTACAAGTTGGACATGTGTTGGCTTCAATGTTTAATGCAGCAGTAAAGGAATATGTGGTTGATCCATGGTATGATACTATTACCGGGGGAATAAAGAAAGCTATTGTTGATGCTGTTGATATTGTATGTCCTACATACACCGAGAGAAAGTTGTATAATATGCATTGTCAAGTGCAAGCTATTGCTAATTGGAAGTATTTCAATCAATCTAGGTTTAATTGGTTGTATGAAATAACACCACATTGGCTAATGGCTACTAATGCATTTGAGAATTTGTTTATGTATTTGGAAAGACGAAATATGACAAAATTCATGCAACACAGTATGCTAGCAATTACTGCTGGTACTATTGGTCTAGGCTATTTAGATTATAAAAGTAGTGGAAGACCACGCATTAAAGTATTAGGTAGTATGGCAGCATGTTGGAGTATTATGAATATTTCTTCAGCAGTATATGTCAAGAAGAAATTTGATCGTATGCTTCTTGAACGTAGAGACGCTTCTTATATACGTGAACAAGCTCGCAAAGAGTTACAAAGTGAAAATAAGTCTCTTGATTGGCGCGAGAAAGCCTTTAGGATTGTTGGTGGCGCTGCTACTTTAGCAGCAGGTGCCACTTTGATTTCAGCATTGATATTATCTTATAAAGTCTGGAAGTCTTCACAAGAAGAAAAGCATTCCATGTTAGATCCGTGCAATGATGAAGAAATTAAGTTGAGAGATACTACTAAGAATCCTTGGAAGTCTATGCCTATGTTTTCTGATGATAAGAAAGCAACGCATACAGCTGAGCAGCTTATTAATGGTATTAGTGGTTGTTTATTTGGCATCATAGTAGATGAAGTTAGAACGTGTAGTGCGTTTATGTTGTGTTCTGATGCTATGATAATGCCATATCATATGTGGTTTGAAGGTAGTGATATGAAGAAAGAACCTAAAGATGAAATTAGTGTTCAAATAATAACAGCTCCATTTACTAAAGAAGAGAAGCCTATAACGGGCAATGTTAGCACCATTATTTTAAATTGGGATAATTGTTATCGCATACCTGCACAGGACATGGTTATATGTCAAGTGCTTTGTGGTCCCCGTAAAGATTTAAGAAAGTATTTATCAGAGCAGCCCAAATTAGGACAATATTTGAGTGTGAGAAGAACACCATACACTGGAGAGATTATCAAAAGTTTTGGTGTAGCAAATGATTTCAATAATGAATATTGGCCTGGCTCTGATTGTAAATATGTTCAGTATGTTACTAGGCATAATATTAATTGGGTTGCTGGTGATTGTTGCACTCTTTTGATTTCAAATGATGCTAATCCAGTTATAATGGGAATGCATTTGGTTGGTATCAAAGAGAATGCTCTGAGAGATAAACGTGTTGGCTATTCAGCAATATTAGACAAGCATACTATATGTATGGCACATGAAATGTTATTGAAGCAGATTGGATTACGCGAATTACATTCTGAGGGACCATTGCCTTTAACGGTGTGTGGTAAGTCTATAAATTTTCAAAGTAGAATAGCAGTTACACCTTTAAATTGGATTCATCGTGATGTTGAGTATCCCGAGTTTACATATTATGGCACTGTTGATGGTGGCTTTACGGCCACGTCGCAGGTTCGAACGAGTATGATAGCTGAAGATTTGGAAATGATGACATCTGTGCCTCATGTTTGGGGTCCACCTAATTTTAATCCTCCAGATGAGAAAGGAGTACGTAGGAAGTGGTTACCATGGTATATTGGTCTCGTACAATTGACTAACCCATGTAAAATGCTTAATGCAAAAGCTCTGAAATGGGCTATTAAGGATTTTTCTCAACCTATTATTTCACGATTTATGCAGTCAAATTTAGGAGATGTAAAACCATTAACACAATTACAAATATTAAATGGTGTTCCAGGTAAGAGATTCATTGATAAAATGAATTTTAAATCCTCCATGGGGTTTCCTTTATCTGGAGTTAAGTCTAAATATTTGGTTATTAATCCTGAAACGAATTTAGCTGATTTTTCTGACTCAATGTTTTGGGATGAGATGAAGGTGGCCGAAAGTAAGTATCTCAGCGGAGAAATGTGCAACCCTATTTTTAAAGCTTGTTTGAAAGATGAAGTTACTAAAGTTAGGAATTCAGAAGGAAAGCTTAAGAAAGCACGTATTTTTCAAGCTGCTCCAATAGTTATGCAATTGTTGACACGGAAGTATTATTTACCTATAATAAGGTGGTATTGTATGCATCCAATTTTAACTGAGTGTGCTGTGGGTATTAATTGTTTTTCCCTTGAATGGGAAGAATTGTTTTCCCATATGACAAAGTTTGTTGAGAGTGATGTAGATGTTGGTATTTTTGCTGGTGATTATGCAGCATGGGATCAACGTTGTCCATGTCAACTTGTTGTAGCATCTATGACGATATTGATTAATTTAGCAGAAAATTCTGGAAATTATACGCAGGATGATATTATGATCATGAAAGGAATAATGACTGATTTAGCTTATTGCTTGGTTAATTTTAATGGATCATTAATACGCTTCCGAGGTATGATGCCCTCCGGTCATAATTTGACTGCTGTGCTTAATAGCAATGCTAATAGTTTACTGGTTAGAACAATGTATTATCAAATGTGTATTGATGCCAAATTGATGCCTGAGTATTTTAGAGACAATGTGGCAATTAGTACGTATGGAGATGATGTTTTTGGCAGTGTAAATAAAAGGGTGCGACACATTTTTAATATTAAGACATATTCACAAAAGTTGGAAAAAGACGTAAAAATGGGTTTTACTATGCCAGATAAAACAAATGAATTACGTGAATTCATACATCACACTGATAGTGATGCTGATTTTCTTAAGAGACAATCTAAATATGTAGAAGGATTGGTTAATAATGATAATCAACCAATAAGAGTAGGAGTAATAGAACTTGAATCAATAATTAAATCATTGTATTGTGTGAAATGTACTAAAGCTCAAGAACGTAATAACTTGGTGGCCACAATGATGTCTGCCTTACATGAGTTGTTCTTTCATGGCAGAGAGGTTTACGATGCATGGTGTGGTCATATTGACATTTTGTGTGAAAAACACAAGATGGTTTTACCTATAGTTATACCAACATTTGATGAACGAATAGTAGATTGGAAAGTTAAATATCTACAAAATATAGAGGTTATTGATGGTACCCTATCAGACAGTGTTTCAAATAGTGTCTTTTTAAATGATCATCTCGTTGATGTATTGGTTACCCACTGCGGTTACAGTGAGGCTTGCATTGACGATTCAATCTTGGAGGATTTAGTGGCCGATAAATCACCTTCTAGGAACCCTGTAGATTGGGGGTTACTTAGAATATTCAACAGATCTAACAAAGTCAAAGAGAATATGAATGAAATTGACGGGGTGAGCACCCAGAATGCTCAACGAGTGTCATCACGTATTGGTGACCTGCAGCTACATGCAGGCGGAAGCGAAGTAGTAACAACATTCAATATCATTGATGGTGATCAGTCTCACACATTGGGCACTATTAA